TTCAATGTAACTAAGTAATTGTTTGTTTATATATCCAGAATCGCCTCTTCTATTTGCCTCCATAATAATATCACCTATAGAAGCATCTTTCTTAATTTTTATATCATGTTTGTTTTCTAAATATGTTTTAAACCTAGCAATCATAGAATCAGTTCTTCTTTTTAAACGAATATTGTCTTCAGAATAGTTTTTAGCATCAAATAATATTGCATCTAATAATTTATTTTGTGTATACCCTGTTTCAAAATTTTCGTTTATTCTATCTTCTATTGTTTTTGCTAAACTTTTAACAGTTGCAACTTCTTGTTGAGTTTGAAATTCTTGATTAAGATTATCTCTTAAACTTGTTAGATTGTTTAAAAACGAAGGTTCTAATCCCTCTGGTGGGTTTTTTTGTATATCTTTAATAATTTCGTTTAATTCAATTAATTCTTTTTTATCAGTAACAATTTTTCTACTTCTTGTTCCATCTCCATCTTCATCAACAACATATAGTTTTTCTACTAAACGTATTATATTGTCAAACTTTTTATTATCTCCACTAATGCTTTTTAATAATTCATTGTATTCGGAGTATATCTGTCTATTAAAATCAGAAGTAAACCTATACATTTCATCAATAGAATTAAGTATGTTTTCAGTTTGCTTCATAGATAATTCACTTGAGACATCAACATAGTCACCAGTTACTCTATCTAATGCCTTCATTGATTCATCATACTTCCTAAGATATTCTTTAAATTGAGAACTATCTACTTCTAAAGCACCACCATTAGGATCTCTTAAATATGCTTGTATTGTATTTCTATCTGGTATAATTAAAACAGGTTTACCATCTCTTTTTTCAAACCTAGCAAAATTATGAGACATCATATTATCTATTATAGATATATGATTAGGTGTTATATGTGGAGAGTTTAACAATCTAGAATAATGCCATGCTTTTTGTTCTTGAACAGTAGCCCTATCTAGTTTGTAACCTTGAGCTGCTAAACTTTCTACGATTAACTTTGCTTCTTCATATGGTATTGTATTATCTTTAGAACTTCTAATTGGGCCAGTCATTCTATTACCACCACCAGACCATATCTCAGCAATTAAGTTTAATTGATTATCTAAATAATCTATTCCTCTTTCGTCAGATTTTGCCTGAACATTTTTCCAAGCTTCATCTGTTAAGTTTCCTTTTACAATTTGCAACCTATCCCCTTCTCTTACTCTAGGGACTCTATCTCCAAGTTGTTCTTGCAATTTATTATATAAATCAACTTGTTGTTCAGTTAGTCTACTTAGATTGCCATCTGCTATATTATATAAAGACTCTCTTTTCTTAGCATGCTTATGCCTCTGTAATGATAGTATAAATGTATTGTCTATAGGATCTATTGTTTCTGGATATTTATCACCATAATTTTCTAATCTTATGGTTTCCATCATTAAATCAATTCTTTCGTTTATTTTTTTCTTATCACTAGATTCGTTAGGAACTTTTGCTATATCTAGCATTTCAGAAGGTCTTTGATTAATTGTTTCGATAAAACCAGCGTCTTCTAATTTATTTCTTAACTTTGAAAACAATAATAATTCTTGGTAATTAGCATCAGTAACTCTAACATTCCCTTCAATATTTGATAATCTAGCCATTTTCATTGGTTTGTCCATATCAAATACATAATCAACATCATGTTGCAATCCAATATCATTTGCTATTTCTTTTAATGTTTCAATATGCAATGCACCAACTCTAGATAAAGATCTATCCATTAAGTCGTTCTTCCAACCTTCAAAGTTTTCTATAGAGAGTTTTTCACCTTTTGATATTTCAAGTTTAGATAACTCACTAGATATGTTCTGTATTTGTTCTGGTGTTAAGTTTTCTAGTCTTATTAATGAATCTCCAGTTCTTGGATCTGTAATATTTCTTTGTAAAGCTGACATCGCATATATATCATGTGCGAATAAAGCTAGTCTAGATTGTGGTATATTTCTTAAAGGTTCTACTCCTTTAAAATCGTCACCCTCTTGTTGATTTCTATGTTCTTCTTTTTCAAAAATATTTTCTATTTGTTTAACAACAGGATCTGATAAAATACCTGAATAAGCAGCTGCAAAATGAACATCTGAATTAAAAGCACGACCATAATGTTCTAATGAACTAGCATCTAATCCCATGTATTCTAATGCTCTTGCTCTATCTTGAAATTCACTATTAACATAACGATACTTTTCTTGAAACAATGGTCTTTTAATTTTAGAAAAGAAAGCTCCTGTTAGAAAATGAGCGGCTAATTCTTCTCCAGACATTGCTTTTATTAAATCTGTATTCGTTAATGTATGAATATCAAAATATGCACCACCAAGTAACATTCTACCTAGAGACGCTGTAAAGTCTTCTTTAGCTTCTCTATAAAAACTTCTCCAAATTTTATCTGGATTTACTTCAGCCATAATTTGTTTTATAGCTTTAACAGCTTCTTCTTTCTCCATTTGTTTAAATGAATATTTATGAGCTGTTTGACCTACAATTGTGTCTTTTAAATAATTATCTCTACTTAATATAGTTAATAATCCATTTGCCTGTTCTTTTGTTAGATCATCGTAGTTTCTACCTTTAATCTTTTTTAGTGAATCTCTTAATCTTTTTGCCTCTCTCATAATATGAACTTTACCACCTCCACCTATCATATCAACAAATGGTAAAAATACAGAAAATAAAGCTGCGTCAGTAACATCAGAAACAGGATCAAATTCTTTTTCAGTAGATACCGAATAAACTCCATCTTGTAATAAATTATATATACCAAATGTAACTGCTTGGTCAGCTGCTCTAGCAAAATACCTTGTAATTTTATTAGATGCTTCAGTTCCCAATCTAGTATTTAAAGAGGCTCCTATTACATCAGTTAAATTATTAATATGAACACCTTTAGATTTTAAAAGATCAGTTGATTCACCAGCTATTCTTAACAAATTTTCATCTGGTGCATTTGGAAAATCTCTCTTTAAAGAATTGTAAACAGAACTTTTAACTTGGTTTTCTACTTTACCTATTTCATCAAGACTTAATTCATACTTTGATAGTGGCCCTCTAGGCCCTTTTAAACTAGAATCTTTTAATCCTCTTTTTACAGACTTTTCTACTATCTCTTTACCTAATCCAAATTCTGTTTTAGCTGTTATACCAGAAGCTTCAGCAGCTTTAGATATAAGTTTAGATGTTCCTTTTTTACTAAGAACAGAAACACCTAACTTTACACCAGTTCCTATTAATTTCATAGGTGCTAAGAATCCAATACCTTGACCTACTACACCTCCAAACGTTGCTAATCCTTCTGTTTTTCCATTCATTACATCATAAGGTCTTTCGCCAGTTGCTTTTTCAGCTGCGATGCCGGGTACTCCTAATAATGCACTATCTAAAGCGTTCCAAGCTAATGCACCTAATCCATGCAATGCTCCTGTTTTTCTATCAGATGGAATTACTTCTTGAGATAAACTTGTAGACAACATATCATACAAAGAAGTTCCTTGATTAATTGTACTTGTAGGGGTAGGAGAAAAAGGTTGAGATGTAGTTCCTAAATCTCTCTTAAAATCTTCAAGTAATTCTAAAGGACTTTTTTCAGCCATAATGTATTACATACCAAACATATCAAATGCACTAGGAAATCTTTCTTCTACGTCTTCTCTAAACAATCGTTGAACATTTTGTTGTGATTTCAAAGATTCATTATAAGATTTTTTAGCATTTTCTATTTCTTCTTTTAAAATAATCATCATTTCATCAGCATTTTCCATTTGATCTATTTTACTTTGAGGCATTTGAGATATTATATCTGTTCTATTTTTATATTGATTATATAAATTAGATTGAATTTCTAATTGTTCTAAATTATTTATTAATGTATTAAGTTCATTTTTACGATTTTGAGTAATATCTTTTTTAAATTTAACAACTTTATCTAAAGGCAAAATACTTTCCATATTAGGATCATCAAAACTAGTTTTAATTGATCGTGAAGGAGTAGGGATTTTTTCTAATTCAATTTTCTTTAAACTTTCATCTATAATATCAAATTCAGTCTGTATTTTATAATCACCAGTAGCAAACTCAGATACTTCTTTTGCTAAACTAACTTCATTATCTAAAGTTTTTCTCATTGTTTTAAATGTATTTATAGCATCTCTATTTAATTTAAGAAAATCTTCTTTTTGAGCAGCGGATGTTCCTTGTAAATAACCTAGCTTAATAAAAGCATTTGATAATTTTTTATCATATGCAGTAGGCAATACATCTTTCTTATCCAAATAATGCAATTTAGAACCTACATTAATTATAGCATTTGGATTGTTTTGTTCAAAAGCAGACCATGTAGCAGATGCTAAAGTACTAGCTATTTGTTTATCCACACCTAAATCTTCTAAATCATCTACAAATTCTTCTAATCCATCTTCATCGTCTTTATGTGTAGCATATAAACCCGACAATCCAGTTTGTTGTAAAAAGTTTTCAGCACTTCTTATCTTTGTTGTTTCGTTAAATTTCTGAATTAATTCAAGATTAGTTCCAAAAATTTCTATATCTTGTTTTTGCTTAGCCATTTCTTGTTGTGCATCTTGATAAGATTTTGTTTGAGCTAAAGAAGCTCTTTGATAAGCAGCTTGTTGTGCTAATTGCATCATACCTAATGATTCTCTAACTCTTGCTTCTTCTCTTCTTTCTTGAGAAAGCAACATTCTTTCTAATGCTTGTAATGGAGTAGCCATTAAAATATTCCTAAAAATTTACTATTACTCATTCTATCATATAAATCTTTTTCAGATTCAAGCCTGTCTCTTTCTGATCTTATTCTTGATTTTTCAGATTCAAACATACCAAAAACATCTCCAACCTTAGCACCAAAATTAGCCATTAAACCTTCTTCTTTATCTCTTACTCCAGCAACTGCTTTTTTTCCTGCTTCCTCTATATCACTAGAAGATGCAAATCCACTTTTAGATTGTGCTTTAGATAATTCACTAGTTAGTCTTTCCATGTTTTCAGTTAATTGTTCTCTTTGCATTTGAGTTTGTTCAGTTAAAAGATTTAATTGAGAAGAAACTGATTGACCTAATTGATTAGATGTATTTTGCAATTCAGATAATTGAGATTCTGTTAATGATTTTTTTTCTTGAGCTGCATCTTTCTCCATAGATGATTGTTTATATCCTTGATATAAAGATAATCCAAGTTGAGCTCCCATTAAAGCTGTTGCTAAAAATTGTTCTTTTAATCCTGTATTTGGATTAATTGTACCAGATCCAGATATATCAACTAATCTTTCTCCTACAATTCCGTAATCATCTATTAATTTTTTTTCATGTTTATTAACATGCCAAAGTTCACCTGTTGACGTATTGGATATTTCAGTATCACCAAACCTTCCATGTTTAGATAAATGTTTTTCCGCTATTGTCATTTTAATTACATTCCTTGATAGTCTTCGTAATTTTCTTCAAATAAACTATCTAAATTTAAATTTTCAAATTCTGAATTTAATTGCAATTCAGATGCACGTTTAATTCGATCTCTTTGTTTTTCTATATCTTTAGCAGTTGCTTTGGGTGGATTAAAAACACGAGGATCTATATATTTATAAAGATCAGAATCATTAATGTTTTCATCTTTTGTTAAATTAGATAAAGCTTCATCAAACATATTTTGTTGAGTTAATTTAGCAGATGTTAAAGCAAAATCTTTAGCAGCTATTGTTTCTTCTCCAAACTTGTATTCACCTACTCCAAGACCTATTTTAGCAGATTGTATTACTTTACCAAACATACTTTCTGGTTGTTCCATTTCTCCGTATTTAGACTCTATAGTTGAAACATCTTCAGATATATCCCCATATCTCCCAGCTACTGTAGAAGCTAAAGAAAGTGTATCAGATATTAACCCTATATTTCTATTTAATTTTTCTGTATCTAAAGATAATTCTATATCTTCTAGTTTTTTTTGATTTTCAAATGAAGCCATGTCGTACATGGATGCTCTCATTTTTCCAGATGTTAAACCAACAGACATTGCTGATTTATAAATATTTCTCGCCATATTGACTATATACTTTTACTATTTAATTTAATTAACATATTTGTTTTATCCAACAGTATTATTAAAAATCGGAAGCTCCTTGTATTTTAAGAGCTGAAGCTCTAAATGTTGAAACAGATGAACCAGTTCCATTTACCCATTTTATACCTTTTGGGTCTGAACCAGTAGCTGCCCCACTTTCCCAAGTGATAGCTGAAGTATCGCCTCCTCCTAAAATGCTAGTCTCGTTTTGATAATGCAAAACAAGAACAACATTTAAAGCGCTACTTGTAGATGCGTAACAATGCGCTATTTGAAAATATGAAGTAGAGCTATTTGATGCTAGTTTATAAAAAACAGTAACTCTCCAAACTGTTCCTAACTGATTATCGTCATCATCTCCATTTACTATACTTACATAGCTACCATTAGCTATTGAAGAACCAGTAGCTTTATGAGTCATTGCTCTTAATAAATTAAAAGTGTTAATAGCTTGAAATTGCACATGTTCACCAGAAGCACTACCATTAAATCCTGTTCCAATATCTGTGGTTATTATATCAGAAGTATCACTAGTTCCATCAGAAGGTCTATATAAATTTGAAATTTCAAAAACTCCATGAACTTTTATTCTATTAGGACTAGCATTAGGAGACACACTTCCTAAACCTATATCAATAGTTCCATTTGCAGGTGCTTCCATTATTATAGCAGTTGGTTGGCTTGTAAGATTATTTGAAGTTTCTATTTTTACACCATTAGAACTTTTTAAATTAATTCCATAACCAGAACCTTTTGTACTTTGGTTTTTTTGTTCTATAAAAATATTGTTATGTTTTCCAGCAACATTACCAGCGTCGCATTTAATGTGTATTCCATTTGCACCTTGATTATCTGTTGTGTCTCCATCTTCTGTTTTTTTAATAAAACTACTTATAGCTACCAATCCATATTTAGAAAAATCAGATAACCCACCTGTTAATGAAAGAGTTCTTGGGCTAGATGTTGTTCCAAGTGTTTCTATAGTAGCATCACTAAGAGTTGTTAAATTAAAAGCACCACTATTATCCCAATCTATAGAACCTGTATTCCAATCACAAGCTCTTGCTACGTCTAAATCATAATTAAAACCAACATTAATATCTAAATTCCCATTTGAATCAGAACTAGTAGTTGTTAAAGTAATAGAATTTGTTCCACTTACAAGAAACGCTCCATCTGTTGTGTTTATTGTAGTTTTATCTAGTGTAGTTGCGCCATCTACATCTAAAGTACCTACAGATCCTATATTGTTTCCACCTAAACTTAAATTACCAGTCATTGCTCTCGTTCCAGATACAAGTAAATATTGAGTATGGTCATCATTACTTAACGATGATAAACTACCATGATTAGTTAAAGAGGTAATTGTAGTTCCACCAGCGCCAACAACTCTTAAAGGTGGCATTTCACCAGAAGAAGATATAGCTTTCCATGAATCATCTTCTTTTAAATATTGAACAGTTCCAGAACCTTCAATTTTTCTATATGATATATCTCCATTAAAACCATCGTTGTCATTTGGTTTTCCAATTCCAAAAGTAGCTTGTTGGGATTTACGATGTAATAATTTTCTTTCTTCTCTTGTTAAAGCCATTATCTAGGATTTTTTATTCTATATATAATTGTTATATCATTAATTTCAAATGTAGAAGGAACTGTTCCATCAGTTGTAAATTTTAATGCAAATGAATATATATTATTTGCTTCACTAGATGTATTTGGTTTTAAAATAGATTGAATCCAAGAACCACTACCTGCATTTGCTAATTCATTACTTGTAAAATTAGTTCCATCTTTAAATAATAATCCAAAAGTAGTTCCTCCGTTAACATCATATTTAACTTGAACATTTGTTGTTCCTCCAGTTTTGTAAGTAATATAAACTTTATATATTTTTTTTCTAACGCCTGGTTCTCCAAAATCAATATCTTTACTTTGGTATTGAAAATTAGTGCTTGTACTAGAACTTGGGCTCCATTTATATAATAATGAATTAGAGCCAGTAAAGTATATTAATTCTTCATCTTTTAATGCAAAATTAGTTAAATTTCCAGATTTAAATATTTTAGAAGACCCTTTCATCCATGATTGCAATACAAAATCATATATAAAAATATCTGTGTTTTCATTCCTAATTAACAATTGTCTTTTCTTTGGTATATAACCTATATGAGCAGAAGACATATCTGGGTCATCAGCAACCCCATCTTCTCCATCTGTTATAAATGCTTCCCAATCAGATTCATTTATTAATCTCATTCCATTTTTTTCTAATAAATTAATAACTTGCTTTCCATCGTAAAAATAAACACCAAAATTATTAAACCAAGAAATGCCGTAATCTGTTTTAATTACATGATAATCAAAACTACATCCTTTATTTCTAAAAGTATCTTCTAAAAAATCTACATTTTCAGATACATTTATTATGTATAAACTATTTTTTTTAAATTGTAAAATTCTATCTGCAAATGCTTCAAGTTTTGTAATACTTTCACCATCATTAATTGCAACATCAATTGAATTAGTATTTTGAGGAAATGAATCAAATTTATTTACTAAACTTTTTACAATTCTGTCTGGATAACGTCTACCATTAGGTCTTTGAATATTGCCTATATATACTCTTCTTCCATGAACAACTGCTGTTTTATACCTTGCATTTATGTATTCTACTTCATTGCTAAATCCATTAATAGATTTAAAAGTATCTACATAATTTGCAGAAGATGGTAAAATCGCTTTTACTATTGATGTATTGTTTAATATAGGAACAGTAGTATCAGAAGTATTTTGCAAATCATATGCATACACATCTGATTCAGGAAACCATTTAAATCCTTTTTCTTTAAAATCAACTTCTCCAATTAAATAATGACTATCATTTGTTTTTAACTTATAATAAAGTCTTGTTCCAATAATTCTTTTATTAAAGGAATATTTTTGAAAAGTAACTCCTATTTTATATTGAGTATCAGTAGATGGAGTAGTGCCCCAATCTTGACTTACACTAGCAACTTTACTTGATCCAACATAATCTGATATAACTCTATATTGAAATGCTCCAGTCCCAGCAGTTGTATAAATAACATATCCATTGTATGCATCATCAGATGAAGATGATCCAGATGCTAATGTTATTGTACTACTTGTACCAGCAGTCGCAGTTCCAGTTGTTAAAGTATCATCAGATCCAGATATAGATTTAGCTGATCCTCCTTTAGTATCTGCAATTTTAAAGGTATCTGTTGTTGATTGAACAACATAATAAAGATTATTATTACTTATACCAGTTGCATTTTTAACGCCTTCAAGTTTTATAGTATCTCCATCAATTAATCCATGACTTGTACTATCTATAGTATTTTGATCAACATCAACGCCATCTCCAGTTGTAAATATTCTACTTGAAAATGGATTAATATAAATATCAAAATTAAACAACAAAGGAGAACCTAAAATTTTCAATTTATTAAGACCATAAGCTCCATCAGCATGATCAAATTGTCTTAATAAAGATTCTTGTTTTGCATTATCATACAAATAACTATGCCAAAAAGTATATTCACCAGCAACAAATCCATTTAAATCTGTTTTAGCTATAACTGGGCCAGAAATAGTAAAAGATGGAGCTGCATTACTACTATTTCCAGATTTTTGTTGAATAGAAATTTTCCATGAACTAAAAGTATCTCCAAAACTAGCAGTTGAAGCTGAAAGATTTGAAGTAGAACAAGATATTATATTCCACCTTTGAAGATCAGTAAATTCTTCTACGGGAAAAATATATGCAAGTTTATCACCTGAAGATGTTAATAAAGTAACTGAAACACTAGCTAGTTTATTAAGTTCTGCTGATAAAAACCACATACCAAAAACAAAAGAATTAGACTCGTCAACAGTAAAAGTAGGGCCATTTGTATCCTCTACTGAATTGTTATCTGCAGTATGTGAAGATCCATCTATTTTTTGATTACTATTTTCAAATAAATAAATTTGATTATTTATACCTCCAGTTCCACCATTTGTTATTGTCCAATTACTTGCACTAGTTTCAAGAGCTATGTTATATTGAATCCCAACTCTTAAATTAACAGCTCCAGTTCCTAAAAGTTCTAAATTACCAACGCCACTTCCACTATCATTTACATATGCACCAATAAGTTCAGCGCTAGCAGAATTTAATCCTTTGCTATTTCCAGTCGCTGTATCACTTCCTTCGTATGGTGTAGAAATTAAAACAGTTCCACTAAGAGGAGGTGTAGATATAAATTGTTCTGAATCATACCAATCAATTTCTCCTGAAAAAGAATTTAAACTTGTAAATTTATTATCTTCAATATATCCAAAAAATCTACCATCATTTGAGAAACCTGAATCAGAAACTCTTAAAGCTCCATCAGTTGAATAATAAACAGGAGAAATAGAACTAGGAAAATTTATTAAATCATCTTGAAAAGAACCTGAACTATCTACACCATCTATATTAGTATCATTAAAATTGTAATTAAATACAATTGATTCATCTGAAAGAGTCCCATCTAATTTTCTATCTGAGTTCATAACAAACAAACCTTTGTTTGCTAATATAGTAATATTATGATCGTAATCGTTATCTATTAATTGCGTATTACCTAATAAATTTACTTTCCCAACTTTATCTACATTTACATCTATTAAATTTGGAGATTCTATGTCTTTAATATCTCTAGGATCTGCATTAGAATTTATTCCACCATGAAAACCTTGTATTTTATAGGTTCTTTTAGGCATTTTGTTCGTACTCTATATCTTCTATAATAAGATTTTGAGCGTGTTCTGGCAGTTCACATAACGAACAAGTATCTTCTATAAAGTCTACTTCAGAGTTTACATCATGGTCAAATATATCTAATCTAAGTCCACCTTCAGATCCAGATATAGCACCACCGTTTCTTACCCCCGATTCGTAGCGTTCCTGTACGGAATCATCCTGTTCAATATATCTCGTCTTTTCTTGCATCCTCCGCACTCCTTTATTTTTCCTCTAGTTACTGTTTTGATTGCACGACTAACTGTGTCACCAAAACCAATGTCATTACTAAATAGGTCTACACTTATTTTCTTACTCACTAATAACCACTTCTACTTAAGTTCTTTTTAATACGATTTTTCATTCTAACATTTTTAGATTTAGCCATAGCAGTTCCAACCATGTCTTGTTCTGCTTTTGCAGATGCCATAGGTTTTTGAGTTTTACCCATTTTTTTACCACCATAACTCATGCACTCAGACATAGTTTTATATTTCTTACCAGGCCCTACCATCATTTTACACTTTGCTTTACTTGGCATTACATACCCCTTTTCATTGATTTTTGAATTGCAGATGATCTTTTGCTCTCGTAACTAGACATTTTACCATCTTTGTTAAGATCACCTTTTCTAGTTACACATTTTTTAAGTTTCATGTCATACATTTTTCCTGCAGGACATTTTTTCATTTTACCTTTCATGTTATGTTTCCTTCTCATTCCTCCAGTTTTAAGATTTGTTGATCCCCCTCTACCTGTGTCTGGAGATGACACATCAGATAATCCAAATACGTCAGCCATTATTTCCAACTTATCCTTTTGCTACTAGTCTTTTTTTTCATAGCAGAAGTACATTGAGCCATTGTAGGTCTACAAGCAGGGTATCCTTTTCTCTTTTCACCTTTACGTCTACCGCAAGGTTTACCAGTTTTACAATCTACCCATCCTTTACCTTGATTCCTTGAGAACCATTTTCTTAGACCTTCTTTTGCCATTATTTCTTTTTAGAATGTGGAGTCATCTGCACTTTAAAAGAAGCAGTTAGACTAGCGCCTTTATGTGCTTTATATCCACCTCTAGGATTCTTCATAAGTTTTACACCTTTACCAGATTTCATCCAATGATAACCTTTAGGCGCTTTTACATTTTTATTCATGATTTTTTCCTTTTTTTACTTGAGTTACCCCAATTAGCAGCTCCTACTTTTCTGCACTTAACAAGAGCTCCTGAAGCATAAGCAGAAGGCCATACCTTGTATCTTGCTTTTACTTTGTGATAACAAGCATCTTTCTTAGCCATTTAACACCTCCATCTTCTTCTAGCCGCACATATTCTTTTATCTGGAGTCTTCGAACAGTTAATACCATGCATTCTCATTTGACCTGCAGATCTACTACAATACGACTTTCTTCTTTTAGCAGACTTACTACCAGGCTTTACTTTTCCTGTAACTGCTGTTTTTAGTTTAGAACCGGGATTCATTCTTCTATAAGCTGCTACACCAGCTCTGGTCATTCCTGCTCCAGACTTAGTAGAACGAAAGTTCTTTTTATTTCTTGCTGGCATATTTCCTTGCTTACGAGCCATTTTATAATCCCATTCTTATTAATACTTTTTCTAACTTATCTCTTAATGATTTTAATTCTTCATATATAAATTCTATATGCTTTTCACATTCACAAGATTTCTTAGGTTGTTTTTTAACAACAACTTTTTCTTTTTTAGCTGTTGCCATTATACACCAATTTTCTTAAGCAATACACTTTTAATAACTTTCCAAAGTGCTTCAAGTATTTTTTGTTCTGTATTCTCTGAAATAATAGGTATATCAACTGCTTTATTAATTTCAGCAATTATCTCTGCCCCATTTTCATCTGACAATAAGTCGTCTGCTATTAGTTTTGCTAACATATTAGCTCTCCTTTATTTTCTTTGTTTTTAAATATAAATAGTAAATTTGCACTGCAAACATTATACACATAAGCACACCAGATAGTAAATCTGTCCAATAAACAACTCCTAAACTTGTACTTAATCCTGTTACTTTTAAACTATCCATTAGTTTACACTATCTGCTTGTGATTTAGATCCTTGACCGGGATTAAAATATGTTATTGTATCTTGCATTTCTTCTTGTTCCATTTGTTTTTTCAATACGATTGAATATAATAAATCTAAATGTTTTAATAAAGAATCTATTTGAGGTACTTCTACAACTAAAGAATTTGGATCTTTCTTTTGATATTGATTGTTATATATATCCATTAATGTATGCATTAGTGCTTACCATTTATTCTACTAAGAGACCCTTTTATTTCTGAAACTTGATTATCTAAATCGTTTACTTCTTTAGTAAGAGCATCAAATTTACGATCTAATTTATCATCAGATTGATTCCATCTATTAATAAGTTTTATAATCATACCTTCCATATTTTCTAATGTTTCAGATTGACCCTTATTTTCTACTTTTAAATTTTCTAATGTTTCTTGTTGTTTTGCTGATTTATTACTAAGAGATACAACTAAATATACGAACATAGCACCCACCACTCCAATCATTCCTGCTTCGCCATATATAGCTAAAAAATCCATTATTTTAATTCGACTTTTTCCCAATCATTGTGTAAGTAACACCAATTAGAATAACTAGACAAACGACCATGATACCAATGTGTAACGCTATCAACATCCACTATCTCGGTAAAAACTGTATTTGTAACTGTATCCTGCGGTGTGAGAGGGATATTCCCTACGATCCATCCTTGACTGCAACTTGGTATTCCTGACGTAATTAACAGGAATGTCATAACTCGTACTAACAACTGTAAAATCTCCGTTTTTTAATGTTTTAATTACTTTGTTCATATTTCTTTTATAACGTTATTAACTAATTCGTGCTTACCTATTAACATTCTTCCTGTACCACCACCATGTTCATCATCGCATTTATCAACATAAGCTTGTTCAATCGTATCCCAACTGTCACTTCTTTTTATAACTTCACCATTGAATGTTAAAAAGTATTTATATCTAGAAGGATAAGTCAGGGTCTCTGTTGTACCATCTGGGTATTTCTTTGTACGAGTAGAACTAGGAGTTGTATTTCTATATAACTTTAGATCGTGACCCTGAGAACTTTTCCTTATCAGCATTTACTTGTCCTCTGATTCCTCTTCTTTAGATAAAGACTCTTTAAGCATATTGACAAATGCATTATGTCCAACTGATAATTGCTCAGCAACAAATTGATTTGTTCTCTGCTTGTTCTGTATATCATTAAGATGATTTACCATTGCTTTTTGCTCATCAGTCATATCCTCAATGATATATTCTTTATCATCTAAGGTCAAGACTGGCTTCTGTTCTTTTTGTTTTTTAGCCATTTTTGACTCCTTGTTTGTTAAACTTCTTCAGCCTGTTTATCTGCCCATGCTTTCTTTATATCATCTGTCCATAAAGCACCAGCAAGTGCCTTTAATTCATCGCTTTCTGCACTTATATCTGCATCTGGCTGTAAAACTCTTCTATGATATTTGTAAGATAACTCTTCACCATCTTCCATAATGGATGTTTTGGTACGTACATTTATATGCTTGTACTCACCTCTTACTTCATAATCATCTTTTTCTACTTTTGATAAAGCCATATTAACTCCTTGTTATTTTCACTTAATTATCCAATTAAGCCATGTATGTAAAATGTCCATAAATATCAGCAGAATCGTCATTGATTTCACTCACCATAACTATATCAATATTGCCATTGTCTGGAACTTCAGCAAGTCTAATTGCAGATGTTCCACCAGCAGGAGAAATCGTAACATATTCACCTGTAAAATTTACATTCTCTAATGCAACAGAACCATGAGCGTGACTAGCATGAGTGGCAATAGCAAAAGGAAGCCCTTGGATAAAAAAGTCGTTGCTAGTTGTCATACCAGTTGTATTAATATTTATTAATGAGAATGTACAATGAACTATTCTACCAATTCTTGTGTAATGTCCTGTTGCTGTTCCAGCACTTGCTGTATTACCACTACTTGAAGCATCTGCTGGCAATGGAGTCCATGTGCCTTCCTCGTATCCATCAAGAACCTCGGATGTAGAAGTACCAGCATTTGGTGCTGGTTGAGTAGCTGAAAAGTCTATTCCAGCACAATGAACTGTAGCACCACTATTTTGTGCCATATAAACAGCAGTTACATTATTATTACCCAGAACTACTGCATTATTAACACCGACATTAACATCCATACCTATTCCAATTCTATTTTCTGAAGCAACATCACTTACATCTGCTGTTCTACCAATAATAACATTACCAATTCCTGTTGTGCATGTATCTCCAGCTGCCTGTCCAATAAAAATATTTTTTTCTCCTCCTGCTCCACCTCCTGTGCGTTGTAAAAGGTATCCTGCTTCTTCTCCAATACAAACATTGTATGAACCGGGCCCTTCTGTATCTGTTCCTGATCCACCTGAAAGATGTCCTATAAAAGTATTAAGAGAACCTGCAGTTAGGTTTTTTCCACTATTTTTTCCTATACAAATATTACCAGCTCCAGTTGTTAAATCTTGAAGAACATCTTTACCTATTCCTATATTTGCATCTCCACTTACATCTCCTAGTTGCATAGCACCGCTACCTATAGCGATTGTATCATCTGCATCAGTACTAGCTGATAAAGCAGAATATCCTATTACTACATTATCGACTCCTGTTGTAAGAGCATCCGCACTTTGATAACCTACTGCTGTATTTTTTTCCCCTGTTGCATTTGCTAAAGACTGATAGCCCAATGCTGTACTATATTCTCCAGAAACATTGTCCTCAAGTGCTTGGTATCCAATAGCTGTATTGTATCCACCACTTGTAGCATTTGCCAAAGCATAATATCCAACTGCTACACTTCCATGATCTGATAATGTTTTATGACCAGCATGGTCTCCAATTAAAACATGGTAAAAAGAAGTGCTAACACCATTACCAGCTTCGTTACCTATCATAACTGAATTGCCACCAGATGTTACATTTTCTCCAGATTTGTAACCAATTGCTGTATTTGAAGCACCAGTAGTTAGTGAGAAAAGAGAGTTCATTCCTACTGCAACTGTTCCAACTGCTCCATTAGTTGTATTAACACCACCCTGAAATGCTTGATAACCTATTGCTACACAATTACTTAATCCACTTGCACCAGTGCCTATTGAGGACATAGCACTTGAACCAATAGCAGTATTTTGCGATGATGTATTAAGTGACTGTAAGACACTTGTTCCAACTGCCACATTATTATGAGCAGTTGTATTTGCTCCAAGAGATGATGTTCCGATTGCTACATTCGCAGAACCCGATGTTATGGCATCTGATGAATCTTTACCAATAGCAATATTATTAGCTCCTGTAGTAATATTTAATAATGTTTGATAACCTACTCCAACGTTATTAGAATTACTTTCTTCACTTGCTCCTTTACCAGAATTGTAACCCAAAAAAGTATTTCCTGTTCCTGTTCTATTGTGAAAGCCAGCCTCTACACCAAGAGCAGTATTGTAAGTATTTG